CCTGTCTTTGAGATAGTTCTTCGCTCAACATATTGTGTATGTTGATGGTCTGCACATTTATGACTTTTCGAATAAATCTTACATCGGGCAAGTGCGGCGCAGGGTGACATCTACAATTATGCAATAGATGACCCGGGTACTGGGGAGGTTAGTGCAAACGTGCGAGAACCCAGTCCTCTCGCAGTAAGGGCGTTGGCTGCATTGATAGCGCCAGTTTCACGATTCTCCTTTTGCGTTTCGCGCATCAGGTCCAAGTTGTATCCGAAGGCGTTCTGCTGCATCATGTTCTGGAAATCCTGTTGAGATTGAGTCATCTCACGATTGAACGTGAACATGTTGCTCTGCATAGCTTCGTCGTGCGCAAACTTGTTAGATTGCATCTTTTCGTCTTGTTTGTTCTGAGCATGTTGACCCAGGGCGCCCCCAATTCCACTCAGCAAACCACCAGCTAGAAGGGCTGCATTCTCTACAACGTCATCCTCCCGGGGGAAGATGGTTTTGTAGCTTGCAACTGTCTGCTTAGCAGTAAGAATAGATGCGGGGGACTGCCTCGAAACAAAGAAGGAGGTGTCGGTGTGCTGAAAGTCCGTAGTCCTTTCAACAGTGGAGACCAAGCTGATGGCCAGGTCATGGGTGCTCTGGGGGATAACCCTGTAAGCATCCAGATGCGGGTTGTTGATGACGAAAACTCCATATTCCTGGAGAAAACGAACCGTGGCAACAACCCGGGAGGATCGCAAATCGATTAGACGGAACTGGAGACACTGTGTGTCTACAAGCCCCTCTGCCCGACGAGCGAAAATATGTGCAACATCATTGTTGCAGCTAGCAGTTGGAACGCGCATTCCGTCTGCAGCAATGGCTGTGGGTGGGATTTCAGTAAACTGCAGCAGGTTGTAACCAGCTGGTAGCTCTGAAACGTTGGGAGATGTGGCTCCCACCTGCGCCTCGATCTGCAGAATGGCCAGTTGCTCGTCCATCTTCATAGCAGACATCGATTCCATCCTCTTAGCTTCCGCAACGGCACCAGCAGTCTGTGTGACCTGAGTCACTGCGAAGATAAGTACACCATATGAGGTGATGTACTTGTGCCATCCGAGCACACGGATGACGGCCTCCATGGCTGACTCAGTGACACCACCTGTAGCGATTGTTTCCATGGTCACAGGTGAGGCGTTAACCGTCCTCGAATGGATGATGGTTTTGCTTGTGGGCTGAATTGGCATAACTGCCAAATTAGCCCATTGGACAGCATTGAGGCGTCCAGTTCCGTTGGCCCCACCATATCTCATACCTTGAGCAGCGAGTTCAGTGAAGACCTCGGACAGCTCAGACTGAGACATATTGTGGAGTGTGAGCAGCGTGGTGACGACGTGGCTATTGGGGATCGCAGTAACTGCCCATCCATCACCATTTGCTTCAGCCACAGTTTGGACCCTGGCTGCTCCGTTGGTCATACGACCTCCAGCAGCATAGCCATGGCCCCTCTGGTTGTCCGCCCTGTAGAACTGGAACTCATTCCTGTTTATTCCAGGAACAGTCCCCACAGCCTTGTTACCATCTGTGTAAATCCACAGAGGCAAGTTATGCATGCCGGGAAGCAGCTCCTGGAGAGACGTGGGGGAGGACAGAGTGGCGGCCTGAAAGGTGGTTGTGGGCTCCGCAGGGATCATCGGGAGCATAGCCCTGAAGGGGTTAGGCTCTGCAGCATTGCTAAGTTTGGAAGCAATTCTGACCCGGGTGATGACTCCGGGCTGAAGAGGGTTCTGCAAGGACATGTGCAGGTAGAGAACCAAGTGTGGACGATCGTCCAGGTTGACATCATCTGCAACTTCACGGTAAAAATTGTCCTTACGGGCGTCGTGGAGGGTGTGGACCACGTTCCATGGCATTGTAACGCCCTTAGCCGAGTAGGCGTACTTCATGAGCTCAGACACAGGTGCTGTGCTGGTGGTGATTCGCTTCGGGTACCATGCGATACCCACCGCTCCGGAGAACAGAGGGTTACCAATTAAGGTGAAACGGTACTGGAACGAACCAGTGTAACGCTCGTGGAGTGCGCCCCAAGCTCGGATGTAGGGGTTGGTGTAGATATTGTTTGCCAGGGCATACGGGATCTGGGCGATGATGCTTCCAGCCGGGAGGTCAGCATTGATCTCAATCTCGGTGTCCGAGTCAAGGAACTGTTGGTAAACCAGGTCCTTAAGGTCGAACTGGATGGCACCCATGGTCGAAGTGTCCGGAGCCCCAATGGGGTTAAGGACCTGGACCTGGGCACCAGAAACAGCAGCTACGACATCCTCTCCTGAGGAGGTCATAGCCGGAACCTGTCCGGTTGGCTGGGGGTTGACCGAGTGGGGCAGGGAGGAAACTCCCTGGAATTTCGCGGCTTGGTTCATCGTTGCCGGCTCAATTGGGGTGTCAGCATTCTGCTGCACCTTGGCAAAAGCGGGCAGGATTGATTGGACTCTGGTGTTTGAGTCCTTGGCAGTGTTCAACCCATCCTTAGCTGGCTTAACAGCTGAGTATGGGTACGGTTTTGTGACGGTCCCGTCGAAAGCCTTCTGGCTTTCGATAGGAGCGTGCTCGCTAACCTCATTAAACATGATGGTAGCGGATTTGTTTTTGGCTTCGGCCTTGGTAGGGCCCTTGCCATTGGCAGTAATGCTGAGGCCTCCGGGATAAACGATGGTGATAGTGTTCATCCACTCGGAGTCCACCGCTCTATCTTCGCTTTGGACAGCTAGAGCGTTACGCTGAGCGTATTCATTAAGCCAGATTTTGTGGTTCATGATGGCGGCTTCTTCTTCGGGAGAGAAAGCAATGTGACTACCAGAAAATTGTCTGGAGTTTGGGGTTGCCTGTCCCTGGTAAACAGGCGATTCAGTAAGTCCGACAACATACTCACGGAAAGTGAGACGATAGACTTCGTATGAGAGTCTATTGTAAGTGATGTCGAACTTACGTGCGAGAATATCGCACATAGCAGCCACCTTCAAGAAGAAGGGCTTGGGGTGAAGTGAAGCTTCAAAGAGTGCCACGGCCATGTTCTGCTCGATCTTCACGGTGGTTAATTCCGTGAAGTAGAACAAGCAGCCGATAACAGACTCCTCCTTCAACTGAGGATAGATAATACCATCCTCAAAGCTGAAGACCCTGGAACAGAAGGAAAGGGTTCCCTCCTGCTTGGGGGCCGTGAGGTCCAGGTTCATGAGGGAAGCGTCCTTCTTCAGTTCATTGAAGTCGATGGGAAGCCCCGTGATGGCCCGAATACAATCATCTCCCAAAATTCGCATGTTGCAGGCATTGGTGAGTTCTTTGTATGTGGGCCAGACACGGTGCTGTTCCTTGTAGACACGGCAAACCGTGTACCACGTGTTGAAGTGGACCACGAAGCAGTTCATAAGAGTTGTAACATATGAACCTGATTCGTTGCCACAGTCCACGTAATACATGGATCCTTCAATGAAGTGGTACGTGTTTGCCAGGGTCTTGTAGAGAGCCTCCTTCACCTGATCGGGGTACCCGTGCAAAACGGTGTAAGTAAAGAACTTGATGAGTTCTTTGGGGATCGTTTTATCTAGGGAACCGTAATCAGTACTGATGAAGGTGGAGTCCTGCTTGGCTAGAGCCTTGTAGTAATAGTTGGCATCCAGGTAAGGATTGTAACCTATCGCATACATGGTCTGGGAGTGGTTAGCGATGACCTTCTCAACAAAGCGCCCGAAGTATTTCTTCAGGACCATGTTGATGGCCAGGTCAATCTCATTGAACAAGCGGACCTTTCCCTTCTTGACCTTCTCCTTAGGGAGAAGCTCCACCTTAGCGTTATCCTTGATAATCATACAGATCGGGATTCCACTTTGGATAGACCTGTCGTATAGGTCAAAGTCGTTGTTGAGCTGCTTTCCAGCAGGCGTGGCGATGTTGATGGCGTAGTAGGGCTTCTCCCCGTCTTTGTTCTTGTTGATGAAAAGAACATCGGGGTTGCCCTCGGGACGTTTGATCTGGATCTTGTGCTGCATTTTGATGTTCATGCCCACAGAGGTGGTCATGTCGAACCCTTGCAGGGAACCGAAGCCGTTAATGATGGCCCCGTGCTTAAGAGGCACAGGCTCCACATCGTAGTAGATTCGGTAGTATGTGCTGATATGATCTAGGGTCATCTCAGCAATCTGCGGGTCCAGGCCCTGACCGTACTCAGGTGTTTTCTTGGAATACTTAACAGCCTGAGTGAGAAGGGGGTGCGGGGTTCCGTGAATGTTCTTCACCAGAGCGGAAGTGTCCTCGACATGTGTCAAGTCCAGAGCGCTGGGAAGAACTGGGCAGTCCGTGATCTCCTCACATAGAGCAAGGTATTTTTTCTTGTGAGCAGGTCTTGAGGTGGGAGCGAAGTTCGGGTTAAAACCGAAGAAAGGTAGCTCACTCACATTCTGGAACACGGATGACTTCACAGAGACATCCAGCTTGGACCGCATGAAAGGGGTGGTTGTGTAGGCGGTCTCGGGGTCCAGGGGGTGGCCGATTGACATGTCCGAATTGGGAGTGACGTCCGTACGGATGTAAGCCAGGTCCTCTTTATGGAGGGCACTGAAGTACATTGTACCGTCGGCCTGGTGGTATGAGTTATGGATACCCATAATCAGCCATTTGTTGTCCCTGTAGACTACGATTGGAAAACCGCAGTCTCCCCTCTGGTAGACCTGCTGGGATGCGCACATGGTGGTAATGTCCATGATGTAGAAGTTCTCGTTCAGGGAGAACCTGTCCGAGGAGGTCCGGGTGATGATGCTCTTTGGGATGTACCTCACTGTGTCGGTGTGGTAGGAGAGCTCGTTTGCCAATGGGCGAACGAAAGTTGCGGAGGTGGTAGTGATGTGCTCACTGATGCTGGGCAACATGCTCTCGATGTTGGTGAGAGTGGGGAAGTTCTTGTCCATCACCTTCACGATGGCTAGGTCTCTGGGTCTGTTCAGAGTAATGCACTTAGCATTATAGACCTCACCGTTGTAACGGATCTGACAGATCTCATTGACTTCTCCGAACAAGTGACTGACCGTGGCAAAAAGTTTGTCACGGAGGCCCAGGGCATAACAAGAACCCTTGGCATCAATTCTGGCGTAGTTCTTGATGAGCTTGGCGGCCATCTGCTTGGTCAGACTGGGAATTGGGGTAATGATGTCATCAATAGACACCATGTTGGGAACATGGTAGTCCGATCGGGAATACTCGACCAAAGATCTTAGGGATCTTGGGTTCTCCTGGAAATGGCGGATTGCATCCTCGATAGGTGTGTTCTGGAGTAGGTTTACTACATCCTGAGTGTTCCTAGCGTTGGTGCGGTAGGCCTGTTCCCATTCGTTAAAGAGTTTTCCCATACCCCTCTCCGCAGCTTCCTGCTTGATCAGCTTGGTGTTTCCCTTGTTGAACACTTCACGCTCATAGCGGTCGCGAAGGTCCTGCAGAGGGTTGTATCGTGGATCGGAGGGATCATCCTCATCACCACTAGTATTCTGTTTTAGGGACTTTGTAAAAGCCCACTGCCACAGCTTCTTAGCAGTGATACAAGTTGTCACAGCCACGCCAATAGCGGCGATGATTGTGATGACCTTGTTGTCCATAGCGAAGGACAGGATTCCCTTCCTCTTATACTCCTCAACACTATCCTTCAGCCTTTCGAGGCTGAACCACGTGAACCAGGTTTGGCGGTTCTCGTGGTGACTGATGTAATGGTTGAGGGCAATGTAAGAGGAGATATCATTCTCCAGAGCTGGGATCAGCATGGGCTGCTCAGAGAAGTAGTTCTTGAGCGCCACGTCCCGTGGGATAGCCACGGTATTGGTGATGTTGGTGATTATGAACTCCTCAGGAGTCGCAATCACGCTGATGTCCGTGTTGTAGGGAAGGTGCAATGTCCTGCCATTGACGACAAAAGTTTTGTCGCCGACAGTGAAATGCATCCTAATCCCAGGAATCCTACGCTCAAAGAAGTTGGCGAGGACTGTGGCATTGTGCTCCATGTGGTTCGCAGTGGTGACGTTGATGGCAGTCAGCAGATCTGTGGGCCTTTCCATGGCGCGTGCAAAGTTGGCCAGGCGTGGGCTGATATGAATCTTACCCTTAGCCCAAGCCGACGTTGCTGCCGCCTTGCTTCCCAGGTAGGTGTGCATCTCTTCGATGGTCTTGAAGACACCACGGAAGTCCCAGTTGTCAGATGGCCCGGTGTATGGCAGCTGAGTCTTGATGACTCCTCCCAAGGAGATAAGGTAGTTATTGTACTCCTTGAGGAGGTACTCGTTGATATCTCCGTTGGTAAATTCCCCGCAAGTCGCAAGACCTGAGGAGTTCTTATCAATGGTGTATTGGAAGGGCATAGCAAGGCTCTTCACTGTGCCGTCAGGCCCCTTATAGGTAGTAGGGTGACTGATACCCAGTCTGCGGACAATGCCACTAGGAGCGTCAGAGATCACATGCACTGACTTGTTCCACATTCCTGTGGGCTTCAGTACAGTGTTGGTGACGATGAAGATAACAGACTTCTCATGGGTAGTGTTGATCCAGGAGAGGTAGCTCTTATGCTCCTGCTGGGGAAGGGTGTCATCCACTATGTAAATAGCGGGGGCCTTGACAGAGGGCTCGTCAAAGGAATAGATGTAGCGGATGGGGAGTTTGTATCCCTGGTTGAACAGGCTGGCCAGGACAGTCGCATCAGCAGTTTTTCCTACTGAGGGCGGGCCCTGGTAGCGAACGACAAAGAATGTTCGTCCGGCATTGGGGACAAGTTGGAGTTCCTTGGTCCTTGTCTGGATGTAGTCCTGGGGGTGCAGGCTACAGGCTCGGGTGTTCAGGTAGTTGAGCTCACGGGCAATGAGCTGGGACTTGATCTCCTTGATCATTTGGTCCACAGTCATCACTTCCTTGCTGCTCTCCGGGAGCACCAGGGAACTATCGTTAGTTCGGTAGAGGTTGACGGTAAGGTGAGAGAAGTCGGGCTTCCTCCACGGGCAAAGTTGGTTACGGGAGGGGTTGTTCGGGTCGACAATCTCAAACCGGAGGAATCGATCCCACAGCGCCTCAACTCCTTGCTGGCTGCAAGAAGCAGTGAGGTTCGGGGACAGCACATTGGACGTCAGGAAGACAGCCTTAAAATTGGCTGGCTGAACCTTATGCTCAAGAGCTGCTCCGGGCATGTTGAAGGGGTCTCCGGAAATGATACCGGTCAATTTGGGCAAGATGGGGTCCTGGTCCCTGTAGAAACCGAACTCATTGTAGATTCCCACATGCTGCATAGCATAGGGAGCAAAATGAGCACTGTCGTTGTTCAGGGAGAGGTTGTACTGGTCTTTGGAATATTTGAGGTCGGAAGCGATCTTATCCCAGATGTAGGTAATAAGGGATGATTTTCCGACAGCCTGTTTTCCACACAAGTACACGCCGACGGTCTCTTGGCGTAGCTGTGCGGTTAACGCCTCACGGATGCTCGCCAGTTTAGTGTTCAAGACACTAACATGGTTGACGAGGATGGTGCAGGCGCTGCGCAGGGACGCGGAGGTCTTGGGGGTAACTCTCTTGGAAACCACAGGGATGATGTTGTTAAGCATGTCCTGGAGTTCCTGGTAGAGTTCCGGCTTGGTGATGTACTCGTGGTAGGGGGTCGAGGCCAAAAAGATGGATCTTTCGGCATAGGTGGTCACCTCCTTGAAGTAAGCGGCCTCACCAGTGATGTCCAGGTGACAAAGGTCTTCTAGGACAAACTTGGTGAATCCGGTCACGCTCTTGGTGATGGTCTCATTGGCCTTGATCATAGAACCAGTCTTAAGGATATGCTCGACGTCGAGCACCTTAAAAGAGGTGAGGCCAGTGATAATCACGAGCATGGCCTGCTGGAACAGGGTAGCGAGCCACTCGAACGAGTTGGGGGTCAGCTTGTCAACAATGGTTTTGATAGCATGTTTGACAGCTTCCATGGCTCGCTCTTTGGAGAAGGTGATGTTGGACGCTTTCAGCAATACATACATATTGGCGACGAAAGCGTTCAACTGGGTCAGTAGCACAGCCCCATGTAAAACACCACCAATAGTGGTGGTATTAAACATGGCTGCTGCGGAGGTGATCAGCCCGAGAAGTGACGCGACAAGAGATGAACACACAGAGTATGTTAGAGAATCTACTACCTGTTTAGATAGTACACTCTCAAGTAACTCCGTGAGCACTTGAACGAACTTCATGGTGTCCTCGGCGGGCACCAGCGGGCGATCGTTCGACGCATCGGGGCTTGGATAGTCCGGTAGACGAATCTGGGGGTCGGCCTTAATGTCCGTCTGTGGTTTAGACAGAGACATCTTGGRTTGGAATTTGGAAGTTCCGGGTAGGGGTGACACTTAAAACGATGTGTAACTAGCTTAGTGTGTTTGTGCGTTGTGTACCGGTATAAAGTGTATAAGTATATATCAGCAATCTTGTATAATAACAGATCGGTTGATAGGTTGGTTTTACTTAATTAATGACACAGTTGACTATAAAGTCAACTGGTAGGTTGGTTGGTTGGTTGGTTGGTTGGTAAGTTGGTTGGTTGGTGTGTTGGTTGGTTTGGTATGGTGTTTGGTTTTGGTGTGTTTGGTAACTTAATTAATGAGTCGACAGAAGGTCGACTAGGTTTGGTTTTGGTAATTAGACTAACT